TGGTGCTTCTACGGCTTCTGGTGTTCCCATGATTGCAGCCACAGTCTCCATAGCCTTGTCAAGCGTGACAGGCGCATCGACTACCTTATTGTACTGACCCACTGGAGTAGTCCAGTAATCTTGATCATCTGCCTTGACTTCCTGAACAGGTGGCTTAACTGGCTTAGCAGCTACGACCTTGCTCATTTCCTCGCGGCTTGGTCTCTTTCCTTTAGGCGCATAACCCGCATTTGCAAGTGCTCTGCCGATCGCCGAAGTCTCGCAATTCTCCAGTGCTGAAGTCTGATTAACACCGCGCCTAGTAACTGTTTCCTCAGCGTACCCTGTTGCCCATGCAACGCCATCGCTAGCATCCTTAAATAGATAAGCCTTAACAATGTATCGAGTTGCCTCGACCACTTCAAGCTCTGTTGCAATGCGGAATGATGGATAGTCCTTAATAAACTTTTCAAGTCTCACCTCTACTGGCTCGTAATCGGCTAAATTAAACATAAAGATCATTCTCCTCTGTAGCTAGTTGCCCTGCTAGTGCTCCGTATGAGCATAGATCGACCCAGTTGTCGATGTGCTGTGCGGATTGATTAGTCCTTGCAAGTTTAACGAGGACCATGATCCCTGCGACTTGATAATCGTGTATTGGTGTTTGTAGGTATGCACTGAGCAGCATTGCGGTGTGTTGCAGGTTATCCGCAGGGTGACCGTACGATAGCCCACGGTCACGGATCGTGTCTGTGGCTGTGAGTAAGATTTCACTGGCTTTCATTCCTGCCCCTTGTAGCTGCGACCTCGGTGATAGCCATCGCGTACGCCCCTTTTGTAAGATGTTTTCTGCACATCTATGATGACTATAATAAAGCCTATAATCATGCCAATGATGCAGATAAGTAGAAGCTTGTCTGTGTTTGCCATTTCCTTACCTAACTGCAAGCAACGCCCTCGGATGCTTACAGACTTAGTGTGACAGAATCATCCGACTAATCAAGCACATTTGCGTAACGAAATGATAACGATTTAACGAGGTCTGCCGTAGGACTTTCCAGCCACAATGAATGTGCCGTCCTTCTCAATGTTAATAAGATCGACCTGAACCTTAGCCTTATTGACATAGATGATAGCGAAAGCCTGCTGCCAGTTAGCAACGCCCTTAGTGTATGCAGCTTGCTTAAAGTCCATGAGATTGCCTACCTCAACACCATGTAGAACACGCCCTATACGCCCTCCAGAAGCCTCTGAGAAGGCTGAACGCCCTGCTCTGTGAGTGTGACCAGAGATAACATTCTTACCATGCCTACGGGCTGCCTCAAGGGCTGATAAGCCCCCCTGTGGCTTGATGGGTGTGTGGTCTCCATGTACCGCAATCCAGTTAGGTGCAATAGGCATAGGGTTCTTATGGAAGGTGATACCTAGCTCATCGAACTTCATGAACTTCTCAAAGCGCAGCTCTGGCAGTGCACCGAATGCAGGGACTTTAGCCATGATGATGTTATACAGGCGGTCTGTGTGATTGCTACGAATGCAATCGGTAACGCCTAACTCCCAGAGAAGCTGCACAGCCTCGTTACGGTCATCATCTAGGGTCTGGGCATAAGAGCCCATGCGCCCTTCTTCCCACTTGCTTATCTGGGGAAGGTCAATCTCATCGCCAATGGTCACTACTTGGTCTGGCTTAAACTTAGAGATGAAGCTTGCAAGGTTACGAGTGGCAACCCTGTCATGGTAAGGGACTTGTAAGTCCGAGACTACGACTATTCGCTTAATCGTCATCCTCATCTTCATAATCGCCAAACTTCTCTGGCGCAACAGGATCTGGCAAGATCCAATGAGGGTAAGCCTGTGGCTCTGTAATCATAAACATGGCGATATCTTCTGCAAACCCTGCTCGCTTCAATGAGCAGAAGTACTCATAAAGCCCAATGCAATAAGCATCAAGCTTTGAGTAGCCTTGTTCCTCTAATGCCTTAGTTGCTTTTCTTGCCATGGCAATATGTTACCTGTCAAGCAATATGTTATAGATCTCATCCACTCGCGTGTTGAGTCTTTTGATTTCAGACAAAAGATGTGTGATCACATAACCAGACAGCCCACCCAATGCAGCAATTGTGGCGATGTAAAGGGTAAAGAAGTCTGCCTGTGTCACTTCTTGTCTACCTCGTCAATGGCAGCCTCTAGCGCATCGACAATGATGTCAGCTGCTGACTTACGGGCACGGTATGACTTAATAGCTGTGCGTAGTGCTGGCAGTAGTGCAACGCCTACAATACCGGCAACGATGAGAAGTAGATTATCCATTAGATGCTCCTAACATAGGTACTTGAAAAAAAGCCCCGTCATTATCAGCTTCTTTCTTAAAGCTAACATGAATGTGCTTAGTATGTTTGTTAGCCCCTGTGTACTTGCGCCATTTCCAGTTAAGGATGTTGGAGCAGATTCGTCCATCGAAAATGATGTAACTAATACGCTTGTCTGCTTTTGACTTGGACAAGGTACGAAGCTGATCAGCAAGATCTCCCATGATGTCTGGCTTCCCGCCCTTGAATAAGTCTTTGTCCACATCAATGGCGCGTACCCAGCCCTGCTCATCAGGATTATGATCTGACTTGCGAGCAGCGTGTCGGGTATCACCGATCCAACCATCCGATGTGCGGTCACGATCTGGGAACGAATCATCAATCTGCTCTCTTAATTGAATAGCAGCTTTAGAGAGTTTTACCTTCATCCAAGTAAAAGCTTCGCTTCATCCTCGGTAATGCCAAGCTTTGACAGTAGTGCAGCCTTAGCCTCAGCCTTGGTTGCTGCTTCTGCTTCTGCCGCTAGGCGATCTGCTTCTGCCTGTGCCTGCGCTGCTTCATTGGCTGCGATTTCATCGGCTGTCAATGGACGCTCGATGACCTCGCCTGTTTCGCAGTTGATTTCGATTGCTGTTGTCATTGTTGCTCCTTATGAGTTTTTGATGCCGTATAAATAGAATGATGAACCTGAAACAAAATTAGAACCACTATTTACCACTAATTGAAAACTGGTAATTGCCGCAGTATTGCGCCACAGATCAGCGTATAAACGAATTGCAGCAGCCGTTGCATTGTTTTCAGTTACGCCAAAATCCGCATAAGGTTTATTTGCTGATACTAAGTAATTGGGTAAATAAATTTCACCATTACTAAATGTAGATGCAGTAGCAGTTGATGCAACCAATGAACCAAGAACTGAACCCGTATCATTACTATCCCTACCTGATGCAGCAGCAGTTCCACTACCTGTTAAGTTGGTTCCTGAATAAAGAGTACTGCTGGTATCTCCATTAATGTAGATACGCATCCTGTCGCTTGTTCCTGCTGAATCTGAACGACCTGAATAGCGCAACACTAAATCCGTATAAGTGCTAGGAATGGCAGAAAAAGTAACAGATGCAGCAGAACTGCTAAGGACATTAGATGAGATAAGTGTGTAGGTACTAGGCATTTTTTATCCCATACAGAGTAGCGGTTGTGCCAATAGCAAAATTAGCACCATTACAAAATGCAGTCACAGATGTTATTGCAGCAGTATTTCGCCATAGTCCTACTGCTCTTGTAACATATCCAGAGCCGTTATCATCTTCTTGTGCTGTCATCAATGCAGTTTTGTTTGTTGAGCCAGCATAAGAAAATACATCTACTGTCTCAAAATGTGGAATAGTAGTCGATGAATTTGTGTCAGTCTGTAATCTGTTTGCGCCAGTATTTCGGCTTGATGATGCAGCAGATCCGCTACCTTCTAAACTTGTGTAAGAGTAGTTAGTACCTGTATCACCATTAAATCTAAAAAATACATTAGCCCCGCCAACAGATGTTGTAAAAACCAAAGTAAGTCGTAGGTCGGTATAGGTAGCAGCTATAGTGCTAAATGTAATAGTGTTTGTAGCACTACCTAAAGTCGTGGTAGCGATTGGCTCGTATGTTGTTGGCATTTACGCTCCCTTGATTCCGTATAGTGAGAAAACAGAATACTCCACAAAGCTATTTGCTGTGGTTGGTAAAATAGTTAAAGATGTTATTGCTGCTGTGTTCAACCATAAACCTGAATCTAGTCGGATGTTTCCATCACCGTTGCGATCAATGCCACCTAAAATACGAGCAGTCTTGTATTTAGAAGTCGATGCATAATCATGTATGTCAAGAATGTTTACTCCAAAAATGTTAGAGCCCGAGTTTGCTGCACCGTCGCGACCTGCAAGG